CGCTGGAAACACAGAATTTCTTGTCAACCTGTCAACCACTGTCAACTAACTTTCCAGCCCTGTGGCTAACGCTTTCCCGCGGGTTTCCGACCCCGTACCCTACGAAAAACCCCAGGGTCCCCGGCGATTTTCGGCACCAAAACGGTGCAGCGCCGCTCGCGCAGCCGAGATCGCCGCAGCATCGAGCGATGAATTGACCTTGAACATGACACCCCCTTTGAATTCGTGCCGGTTACGCATCCGGCGCCCGTGCTAACAGGCCGCATCGCGTGGGCACACTGTCCCGCTATCGGGGCCAGCAGCTACTGGCGCTCTCCGGTCTCGATATTCTCTCGTCGGGACAAGCGATCCCCAGCGCCGTGGCGCCGTTTGTTTCGAAGGGATTTGTTCGTCTCTGTTCGGCCGAGAAGGCCAAGGAATTACTTCATAGCGGTACTACTCCGACTTACCAGGACACTCAACGGATCGGGCCAGACTCTTTCAAGGTGGCCATGAACTCCGCACAAATCGCGCGAATGCCTTCAGGCGTACCGCCTGTGATATTGATCGCGCCAATCGAAACAGATGGCGGAAAATCAACCACACCCAGCTCGGTGCCAGCCGAAGCGCACAAGAACTGAGGCGGCGCAGGATCAGGGGTCGCAGGCCGCCTGACCCCCGATTCCACGTTGAAGAACTGAGCGACAACCTCGCCGTTACACACAAAAGTGACCGCCCGACCAGAAGCGTCGCAGTGGAATTTGTCAGCCTCAACAACGTGAGTCGAACCACTCAGAAGAACCACATCAAATACAGACTTGCTCATTTGAACCCCTCGTTATGCGTAACGGCCGGCACATAACAGGCGGCCGACTCTCGACACTCAAAATGTCCCGACAAGGTGTAAGCCAGCAGGACAACCATCAACGTCACCAGCGGCCGGCGCTTCACAGCGTCTCCGCCTTGCGCTCAGCCACACGACGGCCGAACTGTCGAACCTGCTCGACACCGAGAATGCCGACCACACCGGCAACCCCGTAAGACCAGCCACCACCTAGACCGGCCTTCTCAGCGCCGATGCCAACCAGGAACGTCAGAACGCCGCCCAAAGCGGCCTCCAACAACTGGCGATCCCAGCGCGGCTCTTTGTCGTCGTAGAGGATCCGCAGGTAGCTCAGGGCGAAGGCCAGCAGGCCAGTAAACCCGTGATCCTTGAGTGCAGCAGCAACAATGACCCAGAAAGCCGGGTCTTTTTCTGGGGGCATGTTCGGCATCTCGTTGTCTCCCGAATCACGGGGGAATGGGCATAAAAAAACCCCCGACCTATGAGGGCCGGGGGTTAAAGGGATGGCAGCCTGCGGTGCGCTTCGTGCGCAAAAACACCACAATGAACCAAAGAATAGGGGAAAAGCTCACACCTGTAAACACGCTACCTGTAAAAAACAGTAATCCTGTTTTACCCCGTTCCTGTCAACCCTGCGATTTTTGACATCCCCCTCACAGCGCCAAAGCCCGCTTGAGTTGCGGCAAGGCGCAGGACAACTCCCCCGCCCAAACCCCGCCGCAGCCCCGTGGCAAAGGCTTTTGGCAGGCCGAACAGATTTTGTTTTCGACAATTCCGCGCTGCTGTCGGAGCAATTCGTTGTCACGGCGGATCAACGTCAGCAGGTATTCGGTGGCGGTATACGGCTCGCCGCCAAAGGCCCGGAATTCAAGGCCCTCAGCCAATTGCGCCGCCTCGGCCGGGCCGACTCTCACCTTCAATTCCACGACTCCGGCCGCCGCGTCACGTTCGCGCTGATCCCGCTTGCGCTCCGCCGGCGTCTTCGCCTTTTCTTCATCGTCGTGACGCGTCACAAGATCAATCAACGGGCCTTCAACGCGATCGGTCGCCACATCCAGGCCACCCACCACGAACGGAAACGTCGGCACCTCGGTCATATTTAAAATCCTCTTATATGATTAATTTGGGTTGTACGGCTCAGGCCAGCCATTCCGAGGGGTCCAGCGCGATCGGCTTCTCGGCGCGTCTTGCTCCTGTCTTGTCCTGCAACGCGTCAAAGCCCTGCGCGTCGAGCCACGCGTGCCAGCGCTCCAGGGCGTTGCGCTTGACCTGTTCGCCCATGGCTTGGAAGTAGGTGCGTTCCAGTTCACTGGTCGCATGGTTGAGCAACAGCTTGCCCACCAGCGGATCCACGCCAAGGTTTGCCCATATAGAAGGCGCGAGTTTGCGCAGGTCGTGACTGGTCCATTCGCCAGCGCCGTAGCGGGTGAACACGGCAAAGGCCTGACTACGGGACATGGGTTGACCGGCACGCACAGACGACGGGAACAGGTAAGCCCCCTCATACCCTCTCGCCTTCTGGTTCTCTCGGTATCGCTCCATAAAGGCCACGGCTTGCGCGGTCAGCGGCAACACATGGTCGCGCTTGGATTTGGTATCAGTGCCGGGAATGAACCACTCCCCCGCTTCCAGATGGATGTTTTTCCATTTAGCGAGACGGGTTTCGGTGATGCGCGTGGCATGGGTCAGCATCAACACCATCAGCGTCACCCCGGCCGGATCGGACGCAAACGCATCAGCCCATGCAGCCAGCAGATCCACCACGGCGACATGACGCAGACGCGCGCCCTTGGGCCGGATCTTGGCTTTGGTGAAGTTGCCAAACGTGATGCCCGCCATCGGGTTGATGGTGATCTTCTTGAGGGTCAAGGCACGGCTAAACACCACCTTCAGCACGTCCAAGGTCGACTTGACGTAGCCCAGGCTGTACTCCGCCTGCATGTGCCACACCAGATGGCGATCGAGGGTATCGGGGTTGAGTTTGCACAGCGGCAATTCGCCCAGGGCGGGCAGCAACTGGCGGGTGATAGCCGACATCGAGGACGCCCGGCGCTCACTGGACAACGCCCGGTCAGCCTTCAGGCGTTCGACATACCAGTCCAGCACCTGGCCGACGCTCTCCCAGCCATCGACGGTGGCCACCGCTGTCGGATCAGCCATCAGCCGGGCCATCACCCCGGGCACGTTGTCGATCATCAGCCGCGCCGGCACGTCGGGCCAGTTCGCGGCCTTCTTCCACTTGCCACCCTTGTCATAGCGCACCAGATACCAGCTCCCTTTGGTGCGATCGTTACGGTAACGAAAGCGCAGCGGGTGCCGTGGGTCTTTGAGTTCATCAATGTGCGGATCTGCAGCGTGCCGCTTGATCACCGCGTCAGAAATAACGACTGCGAGTGTTGCCATGGTGCGTGCCTCAATGGTGCCCACGGCCATGCCGGCGGGCGGCGTTGTCTTTCTTCAGGCAAAGCAAGGCCAAAGGCGCAGCAATGCCAGGGAATGGATGGGTTGGTTCGGGAGCAGCAGAACCGACGCCTTGCGCGTCAGCCGTAACGGATTATTCGGGCAGACCGGCCTGCCACAACTTCGCGGCCACAGGGGTCAGCGGCTTGGCGAACATCAGGCAATGCGCGCCCGGCGCCTGCCAGCCACCGGCAAACTGGTAACCAGCCAGGTCGCCGCCGTGATCCATTCGCGCACGCTGCTCGGGATTGAGCGAGGCCGGCAATTTGCCCAGCTCCGTCTCGACATGGATGGCAAAGCCCAGGGCGGCCCCTACGGCATAGGGGTCAACCCCATGAAACCCAGCAAATAAAGGATGAAAGCTCATCGTGACCCCAACTTATTTTCAATGGTATCGCGGGCCTCGGACAGGCGCCGCTTGTAGGTGGCAAGACTGATCCCGAGCGCCGTGGCCTTTTCGAACTGACCCACTCCGCGAGGGTCGTAACCCTTGATGCCACGGCGCTCAGTAACCCGCCACCAGCCGGCGTCGTACTCCATGCGCAAGACGTCGGCACACATAGGATTGGACGCAGCCAGAACAACCACGCAGGACTCAATACGCGCCTCTATGCAGTCTGCCGGCTCGATAGATCCGCCAGAACCGCCAAAGAAGATTTCACCCTTGTTATCGATCAACTTGGCCAGCATCGAGCGGCCCGCACTGACAGCGCCGCCCGAGTCACACCAGCACGCCCAAAGCTCATATGTCGCCGCCCCCTGCTTATGCCTTCCCCTCGCCATACCACCCCCTAGCCACCGGCTTCAGGCTTCAGCTTATGGCCCTTTCTGGCATCACCCCGACAGGCCGGAAACTTCAACTCACTGAGACACATCCGCACCCCCAGCACCACCTCAGAGCGCACGCACAGCGAGCAGCCGCCTTGGCGGATCTGCTGCACTTCTACGATCTTGGCGGGGTCACCATAAGCAAAGGCCGGCAGCGCCCGGCTCAGCTCACGCACTGGCCCGAACCTTGGGCAATCGAGCGGCCCGCCCCATGGCCAGCAAGTACTCCGACAACGCCTCAAGCGGATCGAGGACGTGGCCAAAGCTCGCGCCGCGCGGGGTGACCATACGATCGGCACGACGAATAGGCACCAATGCCGAAGGGGACGAACCATAGACGTGCCAGACCTCGCCGCCGTTTTCACGAATCAGCGCGGACTCTTCCAGCGTCAGGCAATGGATGATCACCAGCCCACCGGCGGCGGCCGGCTTGCACTCCAGCCCCTCAATCACTTGAGCCAGCGTCGCAGCACGCGCAACGCCATTCATTGGCGGCAGCTTGCGAGCCAGAGGCTTGACCCCACGCCGCATGGGAGGATTAAGCGCATAACCGGCCAAGCGAGCCTTACCAGCCCCCACCAGACGATCGGCAATTTGTTCGCGGTCGGTAATTTCACCACCAGTCAGAGCGATCAGAAACAAAGCATTCCCCTTGCTGCGCCCTCAAGCGAGTGCGCGAAGTTTGTCGACCCGCAGGGCCTTTAGATGGTCATGCAGGACGGCCGGGTGTGGCGCTTCGCCTGCTTTAATTGCGCGCTCAATGGCGGCTTCTACTTCGTCCGTGGTGACGTTGGTGGCACACCAGCGGCGGAACAGTTGGCGAGTGGCAGGGTCATTGGCCACATAAGGCGGGCAAGTCAGTTCAGCTTTAAACCATTCCGCCCATTGCTTTTCGGTGTCGAATAGCTGACGACCCGGCGTGGTAGCCGTGACAGAGACGGGGGGAGCGAGCCGCGCGGCCAGCTCCCCCACCAAAGTGATGCGCAGGCGGCCGTCATCGTTGCCGCGATCCAGTACCCGCGCATGCTCGCAATAACTCAGGAAGTCACCGGCGGCCTCTTGATCGCAATGCAAGGCGGCCAAAAAGTCACCCCACGCAATCACAGCCGCCGGCGCCGAGGCGTCAGCCCGATCCTTGATCAGCTCAACCAGCTTCAGCAGACGCCCCAATCCCAGCAGGCCAAAACGCTGCTCAATCTTTCGACCGATTACCAGTTCTGACAGCCCAACAGGGAAATTTGTCGCGGTCATTCCTTGAAGTCCAAGTCTTGCCCAGGAAGCGAAAACTTGGCTTTTCCGTCCTTAAGCGCTCGCCAAAACGGGGTGTAGATACCGTTAAAATCGACCACACCACGCGTCACTATCACGATATTCAACGCAGCCTGAAAAGACGGCGGCGCCTCAAAACGACGCCATGAATCGACCGTGCGGCGCTTAACGCCCAGCAGCTCGGCGGCCACTTGAGAAGCGGCAATGGGCGCAAGGCTATCAATCCAGGCGTTCAGTTCCACAGTAATTCCGTTTTAAACAGATTTGCTGTTTATATTGGACAGCCTAGTTACCAAACACAAGTTCTTTTTAGTGTTTTTTACACTTTGGCTGTATATTTGCCGACTGGAATGATTCCTACAGAGACGCCAATGTTTGACATCAAAGAGACCATCAAGAAACGTCTGAAGGCGGCCCGAACACACAAGGGATGGACTTTCGCCGAATGCGGCGCCGCGCTGACAAAACTCACGGGCAAAAAAGTGATTGCCTCGCGGTATGGGAATTGGGAACTCGGCATCAACATCCCACCCTTAGAGATGCTATTTGCACTAGGCCAAATCTTAGACAAGCCGCCGGCCTATATAGCAGGCCTGACCAATGATGATGGCACCGCGCCAGAGACACGCAATTATGCCGTGCCAACGATATCGACCATCACAAGCGATAGCGGACTGATCAAGATTGGTGACAACGCACTGGCCTTTCACATGCACTTTCTTGAAAGCATCAAGCTCAACAAGAAAAACATGCTTTTGGTCGTTGCTCCCGACGACGCCATGGCAGGCCTCATTGAGGAAGGCGACCGCGCGGTAATCGACCTTAGCGAGACGACCGTTACGCGTAACGACATCTTTGCCATCATGGTCAAAGGCCGCTTATGGCTGCGCTGGATTCGCCAGACATTGCAAGGCGACTATCTAATCCAGGCCGAGCGCGGCGATCGCTACCCCGACCAGCCGCTGACACCAGAAGAACTGCAAAGCCTTCACATCCTTGGCCGCGTTCGCATAATCGCTCATTTACGCTAATAAACGCCCCGCTCAAGGGGCTTTGCTGAGCCATTCATTTACAGTTAAACTGTTCAAAACAGTAATTCCGTAAAAGTTCCTTCGAGTTCGCTTTTTCGCTTTGTAAATCTCGTGAGACACCCGAACAAACCGTTCAAACCCTTGTGTTAATTGCCTTTTGCCATCACTCGCGGCGACCTCTATAGTTGCGCACTTGGATCCACTGAAGCCCGGCCGCGACCGATCGCCACAGCCAAACCTAACAAAACGCACCATTTTAGGGCATGTTTTACTCACGATTTACAATTTAACTGTAAACAACAGAATGCAAGGTAGTAATCTGAAATGACAACAGGATCTTTGACCCCTCTTCATACCTCCTTCGCTGCTCTTTCTCTCAGCAGCGGCACAGGCGTCGTCCTATTCACCGAAGACACCCAGCGCCTGATCTACATCACCGTTACCCGAAAAGCAGCAGCAGCCGGCGGCATTGAAGCCATCGCCGCCCGCGCAATCGATACCGGCGATCACGACGAAGCCCTACAAATGATCCTTGATCTGGCCGCAGA